ACAGACCAAGTTCACATCATTAGATGGTGAGCACCTTGAACCTATGAAGTTTGAATCTATCCGTGAGGCTAGAGATTTCGTCAAGCGTTATGAAGGTGTTGAGAATTTTAGAATCTATGGTAACAACAGTTATGCATATGCATTTATTGCTGATGAACAAAAAGGTATGGTTGACTGGAAGATTGAAGACCTATCTATTGCAGTAATAGATATTGAGGTTGGTTCTGAGAATGGATTTCCTGATCCATATCTTGCAAACGAACCTATCACCGCAATTTGTGTTAAGTATCTCAATGGTCAAACAGTTGTGTTTGGTTGTGGTGATTATGAATTGCGTGGTGATGAAACTTATATGAAATGTGATGATGAGTTTCAATTATGTAAAAAGTTTCTACGATTCTGGGAAGAAAATTGTCCTGATGTAATTTCAGGATGGAACATTAAGTTCTTTGATATTCCCTATCTTGTAAATCGTTTTAATAAAATTCTTGGTGAAGATGATACAAAAAAGTTATCACCTTGGAACTTCATTAGTAGTCGCAAGGCTGTTGTAAACAACCGAGAGTTGACTGCATATGAATTCGTTGGTGTATCTACATTAGATTATATTGAACTATACAGATGGTATGCGCCAGGTGGTAAGTCACAAGAATCATATAGACTAGATGCCATTGCACAAGTTGAACTTGGTGAAGGTAAGATTTCTTATGATGAGTTTGATAACCTTCATGCATTGTATCGACTGAATCATCAAAAGTTTATTGAGTATAACATCAAAGACGTTGAATTGATTTTCAAACTTGAATCGAAATTGAAACTGATTGAACTTGGTCTGACTTTGGCATATGACACCAAAACAAACTTTGAAGATATCTTTGCACAAACAAGGATGTGGGACGCACTAATCTATAACTACTTGTTGGACATGAATATCATTGTTCCTCCAAAAGAAGAAAAACATAAGTCATCGGCATTTGAAGGCGCCTATGTTAAAGTGCCACAAGTTGGTTTACATAATTGGGTTGCCAGTTTTGACTTGAACTCTTTGTATCCTCATTTGATGATGCAATTTAATATTTCACCAGAGACATTAGTTGAAACATCTGATTACACACCAGAAATGCGTGAATTGATTATGAGTGGTGTGTCTGTTGATAAGATGTTAGATAAACAACTTGATACTTCTAAACTATCTGGTGTTACAATTACACCAAATGGTCAATTCTTTCGTACTGACAAACAAGGTTTCTTACCAAAGATGTTAGAAGAAATGTATGTTGACAGAAGTAAGTTTAAGAAGATGATGATTCAGGCCAAGAAAGACTATGAAGTTGAAACTGACCTGAACAAAAAGAAAGATTTAAAAAATAAGATTGCTCGATATGACAACCTACAACTTGCAAAGAAAGTTTCTCTTAATTCTGCTTATGGTGCTCTTGGTAGCCAGTATTTCCGCTTTTATGATTTGCGAATGGCTCTTGGCGTCACTACTGCTGGCCAGTTGTCTATTAGGTGGATTGAAAATAAACTAAATGGATACTTAAACAAATTATTAAAGACTGAAGAAGATTATGTTATCGCCTCTGACACAGATTCGATTTATCTCCGTCTTGGTCCGCTTGTTGACAATGTGTATGGTACGGGACAAAAAGATTCTGTTCCTTCAAACATCGACAAACAACAAGTTATTGCCTTCATGGACCGTGTATGTGAAGATAAAATCCAACCGTTTATTGATTCATCTTATCAGGAGCTTGCTACGTATGTTCATGCGTATGCCCAAAAGATGCAAATGAAACGAGAAGCATTGGCAAACAAAGGTATTTGGACTGCCAAGAAACGATACATTCTAAACATTTACAACAATGAAGGTGTTGCATATAAAGAACCACAGATGAAAGTTATGGGTCTTGAAATGATTAAGTCATCTACACCTGCGGCTATTCGTGAGAAGATGAGACTATCTATTAAGATTGTGATTAATGGTACTGAAGATGATATTCATACCTTCATTGAAGAATTCAGACAAGAGTTTAAGAAGTTACCACCAGAAGATATTTCTTTTCCCCGTGGCCTCAATGGTCTGAAAGAGTATTCTGATTCTGTTACTCTATACAAAAAAGGCACACCAATTCATGTTAAAGGTGCAATTCTTTACAATCATTATTTGAAACAGAAGAATCTAACAAAGACTTATCCTCTTATCCAAGAAGGTGAGAAACTAAAATTCACCTATCTGAAACAACCTAACCCGTTTAAAGATATGGTCATTTCTTTCCCAAGTAGATTGCCAAAAGAATTTGAATTACAACCTTATGTTGATTATGATATGCAATTTGACAAGGCATTTCTTGAACCCATCAAAGTGATTTTAGATTGTATGAATTGGTCAACTGATAAACGAAATAGTTTGGAGAGTTTCTTTGGCTGATATTCGTATCATTAAAACAGGCATCAATGTTTCAAAAATTAAATCTCAATTAGAAAAGTATAGTGAAGATTGGGGTGGCCAAAAACAAATTGATGACACACAACAATTAGATAAAGATATTTACACCATTAGAGCAGGTGTGTTACAATTAGTTATGGGTGCCATTTCAAAACCAGGAGAGATGGCATACAATACAGAACTTTGTGTTAAAACTTCTGCATATGATAAACACACCGAGATAGTTAATTTTATGAGAAGGCATTTTCATGCTCATTCTCGGTGTGGTTTTCTTTCTTTACCTGTTGGTGATGTTGTTGGTACACACATTGATGTTGGTACATATTATCAAACGAAAGACCGATATCATTTATCAATACAAGGTCGATATAAGTATCATTGCGGAGATGATGAAGTGATTGTTGAACCAGGAACACTATTATGGTTTGACAATAAAAAACCACATGGAACGGAAAATGTTGGAGATGAAGTTAGAATAACATTTGTATTTGATGTTCCACATTCTAGGAAAAATCCATGATACAAGTATTATTACCTTTTTTAACTGCAATTGGTCTATCAGCAATTGCGGCCTATTATTCAGTTATTGGACTTGCACAAATATTTCCAGGTTCATACTGGCCAATTATTGTTATGGGTTCTGTTCTCGAAATATCAAAATTGGTAACAGTATCTTGGCTATATAACAATTGGAATGTTACCGTGCAGATAATGCGTTACTATCTATTGACTGCTATTATTCTGCTGATGTTAATTACTTCAATGGGAATCTTTGGATATCTTTCAAAGGCACACCTTGATACAAATATTGTTGTTGGTGCAAATAGTGTTCAATTAAAAACATTAGATACACAAGAAAAGATTGCCAAAGAACGATTAACTTATTTGTTACAAAGAGCCGGCGACCCAGCAACTGCAACAAAGAAGATTGATATTCAGATACAAGAAACACAGGCAGAACTAAAAAGAATCTCAACAGAGAAGTTGCCTTTGTTGTCAGAAGAAAACAAGTTAACGGCAGAAATTGGTCCTATCAAGTATATAGCCGAGTTATTCTATAGTAAAGATGACCCGAACTTCATAGATAAAGCAGTACGAAGCGTAATTCTAATTATTATATTCGTATTCGACCCACTTGCCGTTCTACTATTAATTGCATCAAATCAAACCTATAAGAGATTAAAAGAACCTGTGGAAATAGAACCTACAAAAAAGGCAAAGAAGAAAAAAGAGCTTGACAAAGCAGTCAGCCCTAGTTTAGAATCATTCTTTGAAGAAAAAAATAATACTAACGAAATTATACCGAAAACACAAATTACCAAAATGGATGGAGGATCCTTCTAATGAGCTTACTTGAAAAAATTAAAAAGAATTCAACAATTAAAGATAGTGCAATACTATCTAAGTCTAAATTCTTTACTGAAAAAGATATGGTCACTACAGGTGTGCCAATGATTAATGTGGCACTATCTGGCAGACTTGATGGTGGTCTTATACCTGGTCTTACAATGTGGGCAGGTCCATCTAAACACTTTAAAACTGCCTTCAGTTTGCTAATGGCGAAATCGTATATGGACAAATACCCTGAGGCAGTCCTTTTATTCTATGATTCAGAGTTTGGCACACCAGTCAAATACTTTGAAACATTTCAGATTGATATGGACAGAGTATTACACACACCACTAACTGATATTGAACAGTTGAAGTTTGATATTATGCAACAATTGGCCGATGTGAATCGTGGTGATAAACTAATCATCATACTTGATTCAGTTGGTAATCTTGCATCAAAGAAAGAAGTTGATGATGCACTTGAAGGTAAATCTGTTGCAGATATGAGTCGTGCAAAACAAATTAAGAGTTTGTTTAGAATGGTCACACCACACTTGAACATCAAAGATATCTCAATGGTTGTTGTTAATCACACATACAAAGAGATTGGTATGTTCCCGAAAGATATTGTTGGTGGTGGTACAGGTTCGTATTACTCTGCTGACAACATTTATATTATTGGCCGTCAGCAAGAAAAAGATGGCACCGAAGTTGTCGGTTACAATTTTATTATCAACGTAGAAAAGTCCCGTTATGTTAAAGAAAAATCTAAAATACCTATTTCTGTATCTTTTGATGGTGGTATTAGTAAGTATTCTGGTCTACTTGACCTTGCACTTGAGTCCGGCCATGTGGTCAAACCAACCAATGGTTGGTATGCAAAGGTAGACCAATCAACTGGTGAGATTGGTGATAAGAAACGAATTGCAGATACATCAACACCTGAATTTATGGAGTCAATTTTAAATGATGATAAGTTTAAAGAGTTTGTTAAACACAAATATGAAATTGCATATGGAAACATTATGGGAGAAACTCCTGTTCTGGAAGAAACAGAAGATGCTTAAAGAAGGCGTTGATTATCATTTCTTTGACTTCAAGGACCTCAAAGTAACTGGTATAGAACTCTTAATGGAAAAATACAAAGGAGTAATATATCATTATCAGAAGGTAAGAGTAGTTGAAGAAGGTGAATTTGCAAGATTGCAATTCGGATATACCATTGTTCATTCTGGTGAACATGACATTGATGACTTGACAAATGATGAAGATTTGCATATAATCATGGGTGACGTACTTACTATAATATTAGAAACACAGGCAAATGAACAGACTAGAACAGACAATCATAAAGAACTTAATTTATAATGAAGAATATATCCGTAAGGTATTACCATTCATTCGACCAGATTATTTCTCAGACAATGCAGAAAAGATTGTATTCAAAGAAATATTTGATTTCTTAAATCAATACAAGAATCCTCCGACACATGAGGCACTTGTAATCAACTTCACAGAGAAGAAAAATCTAACTGAGCCT